AATGGTTTTACTGCTATATATACTCGCAACATGAGCTTTAAAGATAGCATAGTGGCAAAGGTAAAGCATGCATTTGACTTCGACTATAATAGCTGGTAATAGCGAGCGCTCTTATAAAAAAGATCTGACGTGCATAAGAGAGCTGCATGACGTTCTCATAAGACTACAGATTCCTAGACCTCGTATAGCTTCATTATTTTATTATTGGAGACCAATTGAAGAGCATTAATACTGAGTTTTTTATACTTATAGATTTTGTGCTTGCGGTTGATAGGCTAGGATTTGAGTGGGACGAGCACTATAAATTATATAGCTATTGGCTAGCAAACATGAGGATGACATGAAGATAGCATGCATAAGTGATACTCACCAGCATCATAAGAAGCTAGTTATGCCAGCTTGCGACATGATTATTCATGCAGGCGACTTCACCTATCATGGGACTCACGAAGAAGTCAAAAAGTTCTTGAACTGGTATGGTGAGCAGCGAGCTAAATATAAACTATTAATTTGCGGCAATCATGAGGTAGAGATTAGCAAACAGCCATTTCAGCTCTTGCAACAGATGTGCGAGAACGAAGGTGTTCAAATCCTACATAACACTCATACTGTAATAGAAGGACTAACTATATTTGGCAGTCCTTATTCTAAGCGATTTGGCAACTGGGCTTATATGAAAGATGAAGCTGAGCTAGCCGATATCTACAACAGTATCCTGCCAGATACTAATATACTTATAACACATGGTCCAGCCTATGGTCAACTCGACCTCTGTCCTGGTGGCAACGTTGGATCAAAGTCACTAGCAGCAGCTATAGATAACTTGCCAAACCTAAAATTACACGTGACTGGACATATACATGAGAGTCGCGGTACTCTGCTTAGAAACGGAGTATTGACGGTTAATGCTGCGATCTGCGGTATTCCGTATACCGATATAGTTTCAAATCCTATAACAGTGGAGTTGTAGTGAGTAGTTCAGAGCGTGCTATTATAGGTCTAGAGACGACGCTAGATAAATTAGAGCTTATGGAAAGCTACCATGAACTATTTTTTATCTTTAATAAGTTAGCGAATTTCTGGCAATCACGAGGCTATGACGTATGAAAAAGAGATTCAATGATAAAAATTGATTACTCTCACATGACTAGATGCATGAAATGCGACACCGAGATGAGTCTAGAGCATGATTTCAGAGACGCAATCTCTAACTATGCTTTCGTTTTCTGTCACTATTGTCTCAATGTTGGTCCATCTTCGCAGCATAGAAAAGCAGAAGAAGCCATAGTTGAAGCAACACACTTATGGAACATATATAACATGTGTCTCTGGGCATCAGAGTACACTAATCAAGGAGAAAGATGAACTATTACGTTTACTATTCAGACGACACAGTTGGACATTCAATCAGAGAGTTTCAGGGCGAAGATGAAGCCCGGGAGTTTGCATTTGAGCTAGTTTCTAGTGATCCAGCGATCTCACTTAAGATTATTAAAGGTTTCGAGATAACTGACGACGAATACGTATGAGAAGATTGCTTATAGCCAAATATTCAGCCTGCTATCTGATATCGCTGATATTTAGTGCTATATGCTTTAACCTTAGTTTTATGTTTATAGCGCTCGGCGAGGTTATGCCTTGCTTGGGCGCTAGCTTTATGACCTATGTTTTTTATACAGCAGCGGAAGCCTGCTCTATAATGCTGGAGTTCTTGATTGCCGGAGAATGAGATTAAACAGATGATATTACTACTCTGGCTCACACTAGCACTTGTTGCAGCGATAGCTTGCATAATTACTTTTATTACTATAACTAATTGGTTATCTAATAATAAAAAAGTAAAATCTAGACTAGTTAAACTAAAGCTAATAGTTGTATTGATGAAACTTAAACTGCTAAAACCTGGAGATCTATTTTGGGACGTCTGATCGAGTACACAATAAGATATTTCTGTATCAATGCTGATTGCATAGCTGATGTAGAATCACTAGACGTCTTTGATTCTGCTTATGTTTCGGCTTATAATATGACTAAAATGACTCGCAAATTACTAGAAACAAATAACTGGGATCCAGACGACACTGATGTATACGACAACTACAATTGACATTAACAGATTCGAAATTAAAACGGAGGTTATATGAAAACATATATTGTACTTTTTTTATTACTTTTTTTCTATTCATGCAGCTCATGTGAACATCTTAGGTCAGATCAGCAGCAAGTAGAAGAGCAGAGGCTTCTAGTAGAACCTCCAGGAAGTTTTAGATGATAGTCTACGTGTGGGTGGTGTTGATATGTCTTGTCTACCTAAAGATAAACAAAAACTTAAAGTAGATTTTGTGTTCAACATCTACAGGACAATATTTGGAGTAGATTTTATGGATACTCTGCAGTCAGAGAATATAGTTAGTTTCGGATCTAAGGCATTTTTAATAGCAGTAAATGGTTTACCACAAAAGCGAGCACCTATAGATCCAGCTTCTTTTAACTTTAGAAAATATAGCTTTAATGAGCTAGAGGGCGGAGATTTCTTCAACTTATCAGAAGAAGAATACGTTTACCTATTAGCTAATTCAGTTGCTGTTAGATAACATAGTGGGATTATAGCTCAATTGGTTAGAGCTCCCGGCTCATAACCGGGTGGTTCCAGGTTCAAGTCCTGGTGGTCCCACCAATTTTTAGGAGGTTCATATGCCAGAAAAACCAAGTAGATCTCCTGACTTTGTGCTAGCATCATGGCATTTTTACTTCAAAGAGATGCTGCAGTGGAATTCAACTGGCGATCAGACTTTCTATATAGAGCAAAGACGAGAGAGTATAGTCTTCTACGACGAACTCTGGGATAACTGGAAGCGCTACGACCACGACCAAGTTGGTGAATTGGGCGATGCAGAAAAAGTATATGAAGCTTATATAAATTGGCAACTTGAAAATATACTATTGGATCGAGCATGAAAAAGCCAGAAAGAGATCCAGACTTTGTACATGAAAAGTGGGAATTCTTCTTTGAAGAAGGAGTCCAGTGGAACTCTGGAGAGAAATTTCTTTATGATATAAAAGTAACTAAAAATATTGAAGTTATGTTCTTTGATCCAGCTGATGACTCGTGGAACTGCTACTATAGTGGTGGGGACGAGGAGAGTTTAGTAACTAATGGTTATCTTAACTGGCTAGCAGAAAAGGAGATACTATGTTCTTAGATGTCACAATCACTGCAGTTCTTGCCTTAATTTTTATGTTTGTATTGACTGTAACTTCATCTATGGTCGTCAGATACGTGACTACAGCCAATAATTATAAGCTGCCAACCAACCAGAACAGATTCGATAACAAGCTATGAATCTAACTAGATATAGATTAGACAATGGTCAGACTCGCATGATGTTGATCATAGTTTTTCATAAATTAGGAGTGTCTGCTTATGAGCGCCCGAGCATATACATTTCAGAAGCGAAGAAATGGTATAGTAACGACTTATACTGATCATTGGTGCTTTTATCAAGTTGTATTACATAATACAACTGTTTTTACACAGCACAGCGACAAGTCTATTACTCTTAATTCTGGCGGTTGGCGAACAGCAACGACTAAGACGGCTATAAACAGAGCATTTGACCTACTTAATATACCTGCTAGACTATGGCAGAAAAACTTCGAGTGGTTTGTTAGCTATGACGGAGCGACGTTTCCATTTGAAGACGGCATGCGGCTTGGCGGACGCCTATACTCTTTTGTTAATAAACTAGGTGTGTTAGATGACGACTCTATTTAACGATGAGTTGGTTGATCTAGCACTAGTTCTGCTAAAGCTAGACATTATAACTTTCGAAGAATACTGGCATAACTTTAACATATATTAAGAGGCAATAATGAACAGTAATCAGATCTTCTATTTTGTCCTACTTATATTAAATGCTATAACTGCAACAACAACAGATATCATTTTATTACGCTTTATAACTCTAATTTTTGTTGGTTTTTGCGCTGCAATGATTTCTTTAGAAAGAAAGTCAGATGATAGCTAGCCTTAACAGAATCGATATAATCATATGAAAAAGGGGAAAATATGGATGACAATCGACTTGGTGTGTACATTTGGACTATATTAAATGGCTGTGTAGTTCTTTATTTTATTAGAATTTTTAGCTAAGGAGGCATTATGTTAGTTTTTTCAGATGGAATGACTTTTGATACTTCTGGTGATCTAAGGATTATTTGGGAAAAAGATGGCTTATATGTGTGTGGCAAGGGCATTCTAGTTCCTGTTGGTACCTACGACGAAGCACTACTAGTAATTGAAAGACTGGAATTTGCATAGATAAAAGGACTAAAATGGATGATTTAAAGCTGATAAACGCTAGACTTCAAGAGCTGAATAAAGAGTTCAGAGAGCTTTCTGCTCTGAAGAAAGAACTTCAAGATAAAAGTAAGGCCCAGACAGTAAAAGAGAAGTACGGCGATTTTAAGTTTATGATTAAGTCGCCAACATTAATTGAAGAAATAGACTTTGAAAAGCTTATGAAAGAGGCTGACTTACAGGTAGGTAGAAATGAGTTTGGACTTCCTGTCATTGCTTATGATTTTGGTAACGGCTTATCTTATCTATCAATTGTAAGAGATGAAAAAGAAGCAAAAGTGAGATTAGCAGTAGATGAGCTGCTTAAGATAGCTGACGCAGCAAAAGAAGATTTTAAGCTGAACAACAACAAGATAACTGAGGCAACTGAGTTGTTTGTTAAGTTTGAGGAGGCGCTTGAATTCAACAGCAACGAAATTACGCGAGTTGTTACAGATTCAGAAAACCTATCTGAGTAATATCTGTCAGCAGCTGCGCAAACCTGAATATCAAAACGATGCTATGAATAGCTTAAAGAAGTCAGTAGAGACTGAGCTGGAGTCTCTTTCCTTTCAGCTTACATGGGCAGAGTCTGATATGCGCGGTGAACTTATAATGATTTTGACCAAATTGAAAATATGGACCTAAACCGATTCGATATTTTGACAACATCATAAGGGGGTTTTATGATTAAGTGGTATGCAACAGAAGAACAAAAAAGAATTGCGGCTCTTAAACTCGAATCAACTGATTCTTTTCTAGCGCGTGGTGGAAAAATTGAAGTTATTGGCTCAATGACTGAAGCAAAATCAAAGAAAATCGATGCACAAAAATTGCTCGATAAAGTAGTAGGCACTAAGCATGAAAAAGAAGTAATGGCCTTGTTAAGATCACAGGGCATACAGGTGGAGGAGTAATGGAAAATATAGATAGCTTAATTAAAGAAAAGAAAGTCCGTCAGCTAAGAATTGAACTGGACTACACAAAGGAGAGCATACTTAGCCTTCTAGCTTCGCTGCAAAATCAAAATATAGTAGGCTCTCCAGCGCTAATCAGTTCACTAACTGATTCACTTGTTAAGGTTAGCTCTGTAAAGTCAGAATTGGATGATAAAATACTTCACTTTTAAAGGAGTCGTATGAGCATTAACGAAGACGCAATTATTTGCACTTATAATGGCTATCATTTAATAGAGGAGAAAGAGTACGAAGAGGACAACATAAAGAACTTTCATTTAGTATACGATGGCGACAAGTACGTCGGTATGATGCCATACTCTCCATATAACAGACCGAGTGGTGCAGTGTTTAAGATGTGGATTGACTGCGGCAGGCCTTCATATGAAGATATGCATGGTCAAAACGATAAGGCTATTCATAGATACTACACTCAATGGCTAGATAGACAAATAGATAAACTATTAGTAGAAGAGATGACAAATGCGCTTTGAAGAACATCCGACCTGGCGAATGCTAGAAGAAGGCAAGCAGTACTTCAAGTTTCTTGAAGAAACTACTATTTCTGCAGACCTTGCTTCTACTGCTCGCCAGGCAATGACGTCGCTATACAGTCTTCAGCTTGAGGTTGAAAATCAACTTACTAATCAGGAGGACGAGGGTGAACAGTGATGCGATTAGATTATTTAAACTAATACAAGAGCGCAACGCCCTAGCGTTTGACAGAAGTCGCAAGCGATCTAAGGCTGGTAGACTAAGAGATAAGTTTAAAAAAACAGATTCTTTATCAAAAGAGCTTATTAAAGAATTTAACTTAGCATTTACAGGCTATAAAAATGCCTGCAAAAAACTTGCAACATTTACTAAAAAGCACAGAAAATTCAGAAATTATGCTAAAAGTAAGTATCTAACAAGGCAAAAAACTGATGCGTCAAACCACATAGTGGGAATCTCGCTTATGCTAGATGGTCAACGAAATTTTTTTAGTATTAAAGCCATTGAGACGTGTTTGCAAGAAGTAGAGATTGAGCAGATCTTACTAGGGTTACCTCAGATATGAGAATATTAGCAATAGACGACACACGTGAACTCACTGAGGCTCATGTGCTGGTAAGAAATTTTAATGAAGGCATAAGGCAGCTAGAGCGAAATGGTCCATGGGATCTGCTACTACTTGATCATGATCTGGCTTCTTTTGATTCAGATGGCAGAGAAAAAACAGGCTATGATATCATGTGCTTTTTAGAAGAAAATCTGCACCTTGCTCCTAAAAAGATCGAGTGTGTTAGCGCTAATCCAGTAGGCAGATCAAGAATTACAGCTATGATAGTGAGGTTAAATGAAAAAATTAAACAGGCATCAGGCGATGGCGACAATATACAGGATATTCTATAAATTAGATATTATAACTTTTGAAGAACTAGACACGAGTGTAGATGGACTTCAAGTACTCATGCTGCATGACTGGTTCAAAGGAGATAGCTAGTGTTTTCACTTATTTTTCTAGCTGCTACAATTATTTATTTTTTTAAGTTTCATCATAAAGTATTGGATAGGCTTGGACTATCTGAACGAGATGATAATCTTATGGCCATTGGACTATTTTCAGGTGTAGTGCTTAGAAACGCCGCTATATTTCTTGAAGCCTTATTTGTCAGTGGCACAATATTTATGGGTGAACTATTAATTGCTCTTATCTTTATTTTTCTAATAAAGTCTAGATACGATAAGTTATAATATAACAGGCTCGATTTCATATCATGAAAAACAAAAGGGGTTTGTATGTTTAGAACAGAAGTCGGTGAGTATAAAGGCCATAAGACTATCTCCATATTTAATGATGATAAGTTTGTTGTTAGTTTTGGGATTAGCAAGGCGAAAGCAATACTAGAGGTTTTAGACGACGTAAAAGAGTTTGTCGAAAAAAATCAAACTAATAGTTCTTCAAAGATTAATTTTGATTCTCTTACTGAAGAGCAGAAAAAAGCCATTATGCAGTTCATAAAGGGTTAATGTGAAGAAGAATGCTTTACTAAAAGTTTTAGCGGCACTCGTTGTACCAGGCGCAGTGCCGCTTGTAATTGCTTATTATGCTTATAAATTGATTAAGTATAAGAATAAATGAAAGGACCGAATGTCTCGGTCTTAGCAACATAAGGATTTTTATGGCCCAAAATCAGCGGGAAGCAACGTTTCAGGCAATCACTAGTGTGTTGGAAAACAGCGGTGTGAGCTTTAATCCTGGTGAAGACGTCAAAAGTGTTATCACCTCAGATCACAAGAAAAAAGTAAGAGAAATTCTAATAACTGGTCTCAAAGATGGATCAATAACTTCTTCTACAGAATTTGCAGGAAAGATGACTAGCGACGTAGATTATAGTAAGTATTGCAGCGGATTAATCTCTAACTGGATTAAGAAGGATCCGCGCTTGAATGGCAATGTAAAGCATCAGAGCTCTAGTGGTTCAGGTAAATCTGTTTCTCGTGTAGGTAACGGCGATTCACAGGTAAAAGAGCTTCGTAAATTACTTAAAGCAACTGCAGGTACAGACTCCGAGCAAGAAGTTCAAGAAGCCCTTAATTCCAGACTAGAAGAGTTAAAGGTTGAAAAAACTTCAAAAGCAAAGAGCTCAATAGTCGCGGAATCTGTGCCTGAAAATCTTAGGCACTTAGTTTAATATGGATCCCATAGTAAAAAATATAATAATACTATTGTTTTGTGTAACGCTTTTATCAGAGTTTAAATGACCAGATGTGAAAAGCATCCTAAATTTAACGGTAAAAAAATGCCCAAGCATCAATGCTTGGGCTGTCTAAATCTATACATTAAAATGCACAAATCGCCTAGAGCACCACATAAGCCCTCTAAAACTTTTAAGAGTGCTAAAACCTATACAAGAAAAACAAAATATAAAAAGGACTAGCGTTATGGATCAAAGAGAGTACCTAGCTCTACGAGATAAGGGTAGAAAGCACATGATAACTACATTAAAATGTTTTGAGTTTTGGGGACAAAGAGTAGGCCGCATAAACGGCGACATTAAGAATAAGTGGAGCGAAGCAAGATGGTATGCAGACCTAGGCTCAAGTTCTTTATTTGAGTTATTGAATGTTGATGTAGTATATAAGTCTGATCCAGATAAAGGTTTTAGATATAGAGTGCTGGATACTGCCAATCGAATCTCAATAAATCTATTCTTATTTAGATATATGGTTATTCTATATAAGTTGTTTTTTTATAATGTAGCATACACTGCGGCCATGCTTAAGAATCCAGAGCATGCTAGAGACATAGTGTTGTCCGCTGACCATAGAAATAAAATTATACTAGCAAAACCTTTTATTTTTACAGTTAAAATTTATTACGGAGTTAGGCGGTGGATTGCCGGTAAAATTCAGCGGGGGCGCTGACACTGCTACGCCGAATACCGCTATAGGCTACAACAGAATCGATATATTTCTAAAAGGATAACTATGAGTAAATTTGTTGGAATCAAAAAAGGTGACATTGTTCGTGTAAAGTTCATTGAGATGCGCGATCTTGTTGGCGTCAAAGGTACGAATAAAAGAAGACAAAGCTATCAGCTTGTAGGTGAATGGGAACTCGGAGCTAACATACTTGCCTTTACCTATGGCGGAGACTTTCTAGTTAAGAAAGACTTTCCTGACAACGCTAGTCCTCAAGAAACGCTTGAGCTACTTAACCATCTTGATGGTGGCGAATTTGACATACCTCAAGATATAGTAGCAGCTATTGATGTTATAGATGCTGCTTATAAGTTTGTAAGCGAAGACCATAAGATCTGCATGATCATGTCCGACAGTGAATTGCTTATAAATGGAGAAAAACTTACCAATACAGGCGATGAAAAGCATCTAGATTTATTTGTCGAATTCGTAGAACGATATTTAACTAGTAAAGCGATAAATGATTCGCTTAAAAAGGAGAAGGATGTTTAAGGTACTATTTATATTCTTTATTCTTACAACCGGAAGCGTCGCTGGTGCAGCTATTATGGCAGCTATGATTTCTATCTCCGTATATTCCAATATTGACAGCACCCTTGATAAGCTCAGGAGTAACAGGTTCGTTGAACGGTTCATTAAGCCTATCTGGGCATAGCTTGCTATATATTCTAGCTGTAGAAACAGAGCGCAGCTCCATGTAGCCGCAGCTCCTGCACTTCATCCAGTCCCGCGAATACTCGCTCATCCAGTGAGATGAGAAAGTATAACCTTTACATAAAGGGCAAAGATTCATGAATGATTGCATATCATGGTCACTATAAGTCATGTAAAACATTATACTTTGTAATAGGGCTTACTTGACTAAATATATGATATAATTAAGTTATTATAACTTCTTAAAAGTGGGGGTTATGGGACGTGGCAAGAAAGATTCACCAGAAGACTGGAAAAGATACAAGAAGCTGGAGCAAGAGAACGAAAAATTAAAAAGAGAAGTTACAAAACTTAGAAAATTAGTAAATTCAAATTGCATAGACCAGCTTGAAGAAAGAGAAGAGAAGGTAAAGGAAAGTCGCAGTAGAGGTATTGAGATTGAGCCTATAGAGCCTATATGTGAAAATTGTGGCAAAACAGAGTTTAAAAAGATTCAATTTAAAAGACTAGACGGTGAGTTTGAAATAAAAGTTTGTGCTGTCTGCTCTTACAGAGGTAATCTAAAAAAACTTAAGGTAAAAGATGAGCAAAGAAGTCTTAAAGATATCAAGCAACGGCCAATGGACTCTGGAGAAGAGCCTCAATAAGGCTTCACTGTTTACTGCAGCTGCACTAGCGGGCATGCTGTCGCAGGATCCAGGTCAACTAAACACACAGAAAATTCCCTACGCTCCGCAAGATAGCAGTTCAAACGAGCAGGTGAGCCTTCATCCAGATCTTCATCACATTGCTTTCATAGAAAGTTCTAGTGGTAAAAACAAGAAACATAAGACGGTAAACTACGGATTGAATAGAGGTGATTCAGCTGCTGGCCTAACAGGTCTAATGCCTCATACTATTAAAGAGATAGTCGGAAAAAACCCCGACATCAAAGCTAAGTATGGGTCACTCTTAGATAAAGATCATAATGAGATAACCTCATATGTAAACTCGAATGAAAACGCAGACAAAGAGCTTGCCAACAAACACTGGAGCAGGCTGTCTAGAGTCTTTCCAAGAGATGAACTAAGACGCGTCTATGCCTGGAAGAACGGCGTGACGGGCGCAATTAAAGCATCGGATGACCAGGTAAAAAGCCATCCGTATGTTAGAAAATATCTCAACTTAAAATATCAAGAAAGAAGTCCCGCAAATACTATAAAATAGTGCGAGAGATTAACTCTCGCACGATTTACACTCATCGCCTCTACTAGCCATGTCCCCTTTTATAACCGAGCTAGATCTGCAATAATACAGAGTCTTTACACCGGCTTTCCAGGCATCTATATGTACTTCGTGGAACCATTTAGGATCCGCGTCTGCTGGAAAGAATAGGTTTAAAGACTGGGCTTGATCTATGAATTTTTGTCTTTGACCTGCTTGTCTAATGATAGATTTCTGATTTATCTCGTATGCAGTCTTAAATACTTCTTTCTCTGATTCAGATAGAAATTTTAACTGCTGAACCGAACCGTTGTCTACAAGTATTGATCTCCAGGTCTCGTCTGTGTTCTTGCCATATTTGTCTAGTATGACAGCAAGTTCTTTATTCTTTCTGATGAATACGCCTTTAGCCGTTTTGTCTGTATAGGCATTTGCTATGATCGGCTCAATACCAGGACTCACATCGCCGGATATGATAGAGTTTGACCTAGTAGGAGCAACTGCAATAAGATGTGAGTTGTACATTCCAGTTCCTCTGCACCACTCAGGCTCGCCATGTATTTTTGCCATCTTGCGCGATTCATCAACAGCAGACTCATGTATGTTCTTAAAAACCTCTGCGTTTAGCATCATAGAGTCAAATGAATCAAATGGCAGATTCTTCTGCTGAAGCAGAGTATGCCAACCTAAAACACCTATGCCAATGGCTCTACCCTTGACGGCTGATCTCACCGAGCGCACGAAGCCTGGCAGATGTCTAGCTCTGTTGATGAACTCATTTAGTACACCATTTAAAAACTGGACCGTCAGGTTGACGAGATCAGTATTCTTCCACTCATCCCATTTGACTAGATTTATAGACGATAGGCAGCATATAAAACTGTGATCATCGTCTGTAAACAGAGTAATCTCACTGCAAATATTGGTCATTGATACTTTTAGATTATTATTCTTATAGGCTTGAGGAGCAGAGTTGTTGACTGTATCCTCAAACATGATGTAGGGTTCGCCTGTTTCAAGTCTAGTTTTAAGCAGCTCGATCCAGCGTTGTCTTGCTTCTGAATTTCCGTTCTCTACCTTATTCATAAAATCATCTGAGACAACTGCACACTGATGCAGATTAAGACACTGCCTGTTTACATCACCTTGAGGTCGTCTAATCGACAGGAACTCTTCAAAATCTTTATGTGTAACTCTTAGGTTAAGAGAGGCTGCTCCGCGACGAACATTACCTTGTGAAGTAGCGATAATAGCTGTATCATAGCATTTTGCCCATGGCACTATACCCTCAGACTTTCCATTTGATCCGCCTCTAATTAACTCTCCGCGAGCTCTTATTCTATCTAGCGATATTCCTACTCCGCCACCATGCTTTGTAAGCATAGCCATCTCATGTAGTGATTTATAGATGCCATCTACAGAATCTGGTGTATCAATACCGAAGCAAGATATAGGAAGTCCTCTGTTAGTGCCGAGATTACTGAGCACCGGCGAAGCAGGGCAAAGCCAGTTCTTGTTGTACATTACGTCAAAAAACCTAGCCTCAAGCTGCTTGTTGTTTATGGCTTCTGCTGCAGCTCTAGCTACTCTTCTATACATAGAGCGCGGAGTTTCGCCCTCTAGTAGATAGCCTTTTGAGATAGTAGCGTAGCCTTCTTCGGTCATCCAGTCTGGCGCTTCACCTTTTGATTTCAACTCTTCTAGCTTAGTCGTTTTCTGCATCGCTACCTCCAAATACATAGTCAATATTCCAATTAGAACTTACACCCTTAGAGTAAGTAGTAACTCTCTGTGCAAAGAAATCCTGAAACTCTACTCCAGCGCTGAGAGCGTCGAACCACTCCATGCGCTTTATTGCGTCCTTGTCTATATTCTTCCAGTTACTAGAGTAACCTAGATCCTGAAGCTTAGTGTTAGTTCTATATCTGATGTATTGCTTTAGGTCGTCTTTATCTAGACCCTCAACACCTAGGTTGAACATCTTATCTACTGATACGTCGCCAGTAGGACTTTTGAAGCACATATCAATGAAGTCGTCTTCTAGCTTAACAGTAAGTCTTGCAGCCTCATAGATATCTTCTTCTACGGCCTCTTTGACGCCTGGATTTTCTTTGCAGTATTCTCTGAATAACCAGCAACCAGCTTCACTATGAAGCGACTCGTCTCTAATAGACCAAGTTACTATTTGACCAACGCCTTTTAATTTATTAAAGCGAGAAAAGTTTAGTAGGATGGCAAAACTAGAGAACAAGTGTACGCCTTCTGTGAAGGCAGAAAATACAGCGAGTGATCTTGCTATCTCTTCTTTGCTTGTCTTTATTGCTTTAATATCTTTTAATCTATTTAATTTTGCAACCGTTGCGTCATCTTTAAGAAATGCTGCATAGTCGTCGAGACCAAGAGAATCATTGAGATAAGAATAACCCCAGATATGTATCGCCTCCATGCCTGCAAAAGTATTTGCCATCATGCAAACTTCTGGTTTAACAAACCATTTAGCAACTTTTCTAGACCAATAGTCTTCTACATGAATTTCTGCTTGAGTAAAGCCTTTAAGGACGTTGCCAACAACCGATCTCTCTACTTCATTAAGAGAAGTTTTCCAATCGTTTATGTCCCCTGCCATACTTACTTCTGTTGGAAGCCAGTGAGCCTGCTGTTGTTTTTCAAAATACTCGAAGGCTTTTGGATACTCGAAAGGTTTATATACTTCTCGTTTCTGAGTAAGAGACATCGCTACTCCTTTTATGAGCTTTTCTATTTTTGCTTGTTTAGCGTAGAATAACTAGTGCATTAGATACGTGGGTGATAGTTAATTCTTGAATATGATAAGTTATTGAATTTATTATATCTATTTTTCATCTATTTCCCTTATCCGCATTGTGTTATGAAAATTATACCATGCACTAGCCATTAAACATCAACAGATTCGATTTTTTTTTAACGGAGGATTTACATGAGTAAAATTATAGTTTGCACTTGTTGCCAATGTGAATTTGAGCTAACACCTAAAAAACCTGGAAAAATAGGCGTATGCGAAGATTGCGCTAACGAAACTGTTACTAGGTATACTGGTAATATGATCTTTGATCACAAAACAGGAGCAGATATTCAGATCAACTCTGACCCTGAGCTTACTAAGTATATTATTGAATCAACTAAATTGCGCAGCAAGACTTCTAATCTAGGAAATAATCTGAAGGCTAACTCCGGTAAGTCGCGCTCATCTGGGCTTGTTTACGCTGCAGGCGGTAGAAATCGTCGTCGTGAATAGTATAATTAAACAAAGGAGGTAAGCATGGATTTAATAAGGACGATCGTGCTTCTGTGCAGTGTTACGTCTGGCAGAGATTCCGCTGACTATGTTGAAAAACTCCAGTTAAAATGCCAGCAGCATTATGTTAAGTGTTTAGAGAATACAAGTACATACAGAGATCTTTCTAGATGTATAAAAGAAAGAAAATTATGAGGTTAATATGTCAAGCACTAAAGAACTAACGGATGTTGCAGTCGCAGAAAAAGAGAGTATACGAGAGCCGTCAAAGTATGACGTTATAGTTCACAATAACCAGCACACCTCATATGACGAGGTCATAATCATACTATCTAATGCCTTTGAGATGAATTATCAGCAGGCACTAGATTTAGCAAATGTTGTTCACACAGAAGGCAAAGGCAGATGCGGAACTTATAGTAAAGAGGTCGCAGAAATGAAGCTAGTGCTTATAAACACTATAAAAGAATCACTGTCTCAAATAGTACCACAGAGAGCTAAAGAAATAAAGATGCTATTATTTACAATAGAGAAGAACTAGGAGCAATATGACTAACAAGATTACAGAAGAAGTCATTAATGGTGTTATAGCTGAGTCTAATATAAACACAATATCTGTATGTAAGTTCTTTCGCTATTGTCTAAAAGAAGATTTTAAAGAAAATATATCTTTTTTAAAAGCAAAAGGCGCAGACATAGAGTTCTTAAAAGATTCTCTAGACAATCATATAGAGGTAGAAGACGCACAACTTGAGATATTTAGTCAAGTTAAAACACTTATGAACAGATCATCTCAACTGGAACCAGCAATGACTCCAGAGTTGAGCAAAGTATTTGATCTTATGAAAAAAGCTGCAAGCAAAGATCAGCGACCAATGTATTTTGAAGATATGATAAATGCCATACATGTGCTAGGAAAGTCTGATCCTGACATGTACATAATCTACTTCTTAAAAAAATCTGGCTACAAGCATGATCCAGAATCTTCGCCTGGCGCACGCGGTAAATATAAGTTTATAGGAGAACTATGCGATGACTTAAATGCCAGAGCAAGCAAGAAACTCATAGATCCACTAATTGGTAGACGAAAAGAAGTAGAGCGGATGGTAGAAATTCTAGCTCATTATAAGAAGAAAAACCCTATGCTTGTTGGTTTACCAGGTGTTGGTAAAACAGCAGTAGTCGAGGGTCTAGCCTCTATGATTGAGCAGAATTTAGTACCAGAGTCACTTAAAAAATCAAGAATATACTCATTGAATGTAGGCAACATATTGGCTGGTTCAAAGTTTCGTGGTGAATTTGAAGACAAGGTCAAGGGTGTACTGCAAGATCTTAAGACTATGAAAGAAAAAGAAGGCATTAACGCCATACTATTCATAGACGAAGTGCATCAGGTGATGGGCGCAGGCGCAGGTGGAAGCAAGGAAGGTGTGGATCTAGCTAACATGATTAAGCCTGGTCTTGCCAATGGCGATCTTAGCTGTATCGGTGCAACAACAGATGATGAATACAACCAGAAGATTCTTAAAGATAAAGCACTTATGCGCAGATTTCAGGTAGTAAAAATTGAAGAGCCTTCAGCAGAAGAGACTCTTCGCATACTAGAACAGGGAATAAAGCCCGTACTAGAGTCTTATCACGGAGTTAAATACTCTAGAGAAGTTCTAGAGCGAATAGTCGATCTATCAAAACAGTATGTAACCAGTCAGTTTTTTCCGGACAAGGCCATATCTATAGCCGACTCAGTCGGTGCTAGAATTAAAACTACACTTAAGGCGGAAAGAGTTGATGCTACAGTAGACGACGTAGAGGAGATAGTTTCTTCCATTACTGGAACGCCGGTGTCTGCTTTCAAAAAAACTCGTAGTAAAGAAACTTATGTCGATATAGCTAAAAATATAAAATCTACTATTTTTGGTCAGGATTCGGCGATTGATCGAGTAACTGAGCAGGTCGAATTAGCCAAAGCTGGATTGCGAGACGAGGGTCAGCCGATAGGTTCTTTTTTATTGCTAGGCCCAACAGGAACAGGGAAGACCGAGTTGGCAAAGCAGATAGCTGCACAAACTGACTCGCATTTCTTTCAGCTCAATATGTCAGAATTCTCTGAAGAGCACGCCGTTGCAAAGTTGTTCGGAGCTCCTCCAGGCTATGAGGGACACGATCAAGGTGGTGTACTCACCAATGAGATAATGAAGTATCCGCACACTATCTTGCTTCTTGATGAGATTGAAAAGGCAAATAAGAAAGTCTATGACGCATTATTAGGCATCATTGACGGTGCGCAGATGACAGATGGCAGAGATAATAAGGTAGATTTTGGCAATGTGCTTATACTAATGACATCGAATGCTGGAGCTTCACAGGCCGCTAGAACTAAAAAACCGGTTGGAATAACTAGCGATGATGACGATGCAAAGAATGCAAAAGCAAAGAGTATGGATGGCGTATTAAAGGATACATTTAGCCCGGAATTTAGAAACAAACTTACAGGCGTTGTATTGTTTGATTCATTGCAAAAAGATGTTATCATTAAAATAGTAGAAAAATTTATAAAAGTTGCACAAGTAAAGCTAATGGCAAAAGGCATAAAATTAACTGCAAGTAAAAAGGCAAAAGAATTCATGGCAGACAAAGGCTATGATCCAGAGATGGGTGCTAGGCCTATTAAAAAGCTAATAGATGATCTTATAGTCAAACCTCTTGTTAAACCACTTCTTAAAAAAGAAGTTGAAGCTGGTGATACAGTAAAAGTTATATTAGTAGATAACGAGATTAAACTTGAATTCATAAAACCAAAGCAGCAAGAGGAGGTGGCGGATGCAGTTGACCCTGGCACAGCAGGATAGCGTTCGCTACTATAGATTAGTAGCTTTTTTGGTAAAACTTGAATTAGAAATAGAGATGACTCCAGCGATGGAATATGTACTCTACAATACTATTAACTGGAGCCTAGCGCCAGAGTAAGGAAAAGATGCTTAATCTTTATAGTTTTGGAGAGACATCAAAAAAGATACTGGCTGCTTTTATGTACATAAGTTATTCATTAAATATGTTAGGCATTTTTATGTTTGGCTATAGTATAATTATTGCAATAGCGATTCAGTTTTTAGTAGATTTTACGGTAGTCGCAGTTCTTTCCTATAGAGAAACTTTACAGGAAGTAGACTACCACATAAAGTTAAAAGCTACAAAAAGTGTATATAGATTATTAAAATAAATGAGGGTACATGCAAGTAAGGCTTGTAGCACATACAAAGATAGACGATTCATATATGAACCATCTACTTGAATCAGATGACGGTGCTGATGTCTTTATTAATAATGTGCAGTCGCTAGAAGGTCTAGTCGCTTACATGGCTAGAGTAAGCTCTTCAGATCAGAAAAATCCTAGCTACGCAGGCCTCATCAGATACTGCATGAATCATGGTCACTGGTCAATATTAGAAACAGGTAACGCTACATTTGAGATAGAGACTTCCAGAGCTATCTCGGCTCAGATACTTAGGCATAGATCGTTCAGCTTCCAGGAGTTTAGTCAGCGCTATCAGTCGGTTGACGAAAGCGGTATAGAGTTGTTTGTAGCAAGAAGACAAGATGTAAAAAACAGACAGAACTCTATAGACGATCTAGATGAAGCAGTAAAGCAAGAATGGGAAGATCGCCAACTAGAAAACTGGCGGTCAGCATTTGATCACTATAAGTGGGCTTTGGACAACGGTATAGCTAAAGAAACTGCTCGCGCAGTGCTTCCGGTGCAAGCCAGAACTCGTATGTTCATGAACGGCACTCTAAGATCATGGGTGCACTATGTTAATTTAAGAACTGATCCGTCAACTCAGAAAGAGCACAGAGATATTGCTGAAGAAATAAAAAGTCAGCTAACACAGGCTTTTCCAGTTATAGCAGAGGCGGCAGGTTGGAAAACCAGATGAAAAAAGAGCATATACTCATATTGCTTGAAAGAGTAGAAGAGATGCTTATTTCTAGTACGCCAGAAAATTGGCCAAATGGAATTAATTACGAGGTTCGCTATGACGAACGCATAATAAATAAGATGCAGTTTACACTTAAGCGTTGTTTTATAACTTTATGGGAGAGTAGTAGCGGTAAGGGTATATCTTTGCAGTTTAGCGTTGGATCAAACTGCATAAATAGTTCCTATGAGGCACCTAACTTTTTCGTAAGATGGCTATGCCCCGTTTGGCGAACATGGAAAAGAATTAAGTGGAGGCTTATGTACTTACATAAGCAGAATAAGAAAATTATAGCAAAAAAAGAATTAGACGAGCAAATAGCAGTATTTAATAATCTATATTACACTCAGTTTCCTGACGATATAGACGACATTTTTTTAGACGATGAAGACTAGGAGGTCTTATGATGGATTTACTCAGATTCATGCTCTGCTCTCAGGTTGCATTTGTAGAAAAGCGCATATATGAGCCAAATAACTCTAAAGCTTTTAAAGAGCAAGCACTGCAATTGATAGCACTAACTACGGAAAAGTCCAATAACTTAGATACTTTTAAGCTAGGTGTTAATCTTGCAAAAATTAAGCTTGATGACAAAAAACCTAATTATATTGTGGCGTTGTTTTCAGATGACTATAAATACAAAATGTTAGCTATAGAATTAGCAGAAGACATAGCAAGTAGTATAGATACAAGATTTGTGTCCGGAGGCTCAAAAGCCTATCTTGGTCTTTTGCCAGAGGTGAAATTTATATGTTAAAACATGATCGCTATATGGTCGATAATATGGTTAAAAACAGTATAAATGCCTATCCTCCACCCTATGAAGCAGTAGGATGGCCTCCTGGTATACAGGACTTTATAAGGCAAGTAGCTCATGCAGCAGCAATGGAGATTATAGAAAATATCTATACACAGCTAGAACTAGAAGATAAAGCAGAGAGAATTATTCTTTCTGAGGATAACCATATCAAATAGCAGATATTTGCTTTTGATAAAAAGGATTTTATGTCTGACAATTCGATCGATGACATTGTGGTTAACGAATTTACAGAACAGTCTGCGAGAAACTTTAGAAAGCATTTGATTTCTAGAGCGGTAAGTGATCCTGGAGTCCCCATCATAGTCTACATAGACTCATATGGTGGTTCACTTGATTCACTTAATTCTATGCTGGAAACCATAGAGCAGGTCGCCAGTCCTATAATCACCGTGTGTATGGGTAAAGCAATGAGCTGCGGTGCAGTCTTGCTTGCTGCAGGTGATCATCGTTTCTGCGGAAGATCATCGAGGGTGATGATACATCAGGCTACTGGTGGTGACTATGGTCCTATAGAGAGTCTACAGAAAAATGTAGATGAGTGCAAAAGAATGAACGAGTCTTTTATGGCTTTTCTCGCTAAACGCTGCGGAAAATCCTTAGATCAACTTAAAAAAATAATTAAAGACAACGATTCTCGCGATCTATATCTTAGTGCAGAAGACTGCAGGAAGTTTGGTATAGTCGACTTCATAGGTATGCCTCACATAAAGCCTCTAACTATGTATCAAATAGATATTGCACCAGAAAAAACATACGGAAAAGTTTTGAACTTGGAAAAGAAGAACTTAAACAGATTCGATAAAAAAACAAAAAAGAGGAGGACAAATGCCAGATCAAACAGACGAAGTAAAAAATAAAGTAACGATTTCAAACGAAGATTGTGCAAATGTTATAAAGTATGCCACACACTTTAACGTGCCGTTATCAGCTGAGTTGCAAGTTGCATTAGATAAATTTACAGCTGACAATTCGTTTGAAAATCAACTAGAGATTAAGCTTGAAATGTGCAAATGGATGCTGTCTAGCGCTCATGAGTCTTTTCAAGATAGTCTATGGGATGCACCAAAAAAAGCAGCAGAGTCCGTTGTCTTCAATCTTCAATTTGATAAAGATGTGAAAGACGTGCTTACTAAGGGCGACGATTCTGCCCAGGAATAGGTGGTGGTTGGTTATCGGATGGTAAAGATGGTGGCAGATCGTTGGCCTCTGGCATAGGCGGTGGCAGATCGCCACTCTCTGGTAGAGCCGGAGGTGTTTCTTTTGCAGCAGATGCTTGCTTTTGTTTAGCGGCGCTAGCTCTTGAAGCCAACTCAACCGCTGGATCTACGACTCCTTCCTTGCCGAAGGATCTGTTTCCAGTGCAATGATCTTGCATTATGCCATCAATTCTTGATCTGGCGTATGTTCTAAATCCGGATGCACCGTGTTTTTGACTATCAAAATCACGTATTGCAAGCATTAGTCCATGCAATCCAGCATCATAGAGATCATTTGGATGAGTAATTCTATCCGGATACTTTTTGGATTTGCGCGATGCAAGCTCATGTATATCTGGTAGATATTCTTTAAATAGGTCTTCTATTAGTTTTTGATGATGCTCATTTTTCATGTCACTATTATACCATTAGCAGGAGGTATAAATGAATTATATGTTTTACGAGTCTACTAGAATAGTAGAGAAACAAGAAAAACACGAAAAATCAAGAGCTTACGATCTTATTGAATCTTTAGAAAAAAGCGGATTAGACAATCATCATCTGTTTTGTGCGCTGGAGTTGATGAGCAAAAGAGCACAGTCTGAATTTGAGTCAGCCGTCATTTTAAAAGCCAAACAGATACTCATAGCTCACAAGGAGAAAAATGAAACAGATGACATTAGTATTATTAGTCGCTTTAGTAGCTGCGTGCGCTCCCAAAGCTAGCAATGAAATTAGCCAAGCAAACAGCTATAGGGTTGTAAAGCCAACAAGCGGCAAGCATCACGCTATCTTCCAAATTAGAAGTCCAAATGGTGGTGGCTGTACTGCTTTTGTTATCTCTAATAGAAGAGCTATTACGGCTGGTCATTGTGTGGAAATTTCAAAGCAACTTTTAGAAAACAAAAAAGAAATTCAAACGACAACTGCTGGTTTTGTAAAAGCTATAGCTATAGAAATAGAGAGAACTGATTGTACAAATGTCCATCCCAAGTTTCTTTGTGAAAAGAGACTAAGAGAAATGAGAGCTATGCTTAAAAATTCTAACTCTCTTCTTACAAGGCTGATTAATAATCAACCAGATAAATTTAAAGTACTAGATTCTGAAGGCAAAGAGCTTAAAGTTGAGCCAATTGCACTAACTAGTGAATTTTCTTTTAGAGACTTTGCGGTTCTTCAGGGTGATTTTTCTGAGTTTGAGAAGCTTCCTTTAGCTGAAAGTGTTGATCTGTTGCCAGGTGAACTTCTGCGAACTTGCGGGTTTGCGAATCTTAAAATTCCTGCAGCCTGTACAAACTTTATTGCCTTAGGCAACGAAGGATTCGCTTACAAGGGCAACGGTTACTTAGTAAAAGGCATGAGTGGTGGACCTGTTATCAATAGCAAAGGTGAAGTAGTAGGAATCAACGTCGCCGTAGGCGCAGACGCAGTATTTATGACTCCGGTAGTGGGAGTTCTAGATCGTTTTGCTAAGGAGGACTAGTGAAAGAGCTCGATATTTTGCAGGCTATATCTGATGAGAGCAGTAAGAATGGTAAATTTGCTTTACTTAAAAAATATTCTAGCGATCAGCGTCTAGCTCAACTACTAGACGCTGCGCTTAACTACAAAAGAATCTTCTACATAAATAAAATGGATCTAGGTCAGTCATTGATTAATGAAGGCGTAGCTTTCCCAGACCTACATGATGAATTCATGCAGTTACTTTCTAGACTAGAAAAGCGCGAAATAACTGGCAATGAAGCTAGAATAGAGGTTGTATTCTTTCTAATCAAGTGCTCCAAGCAGCAGCAAGACTGGTATCTTAAAATTTTAAGAAAAGATCTTAAGGCGGGTTTCAGCGCTGAAACAGCAGCAGAAGCTGGGTTTGACATACCGCTATTTGACGTAATGTTGGCCAAAGACGGAAAATCTTGCAAGAACCTGAAAGATATAATTTCTAAAGGCGTCTATGCTAGTCCTAAGTTTGATGGCTACAGATGCCTAGCTGTAATAAATGAAGGCGAAGTAACTCTCTACTCTAGGGCTGGAACAGAGTTTCACAACTTTCCATCCATAGTAGAGTCATTAAAGCGCAGCTTTCCTAGTGGTCAACATGTGTTTGATGGTGAGATTATGTCTGATGACTTTCAGTCTATGCAGAAGTCAGCGTTTGCCAGCAAGCGAGGGACTGTGGTCGGTGACGTCAAGTACTATGTATTTGGATATGTTCCCTATCAAGAATGGGACAGCAAGCAGTTCAAGCTAAAAACAAAAGAAAGGCTAGATATATTAGGTAATCTTCAAAAATCATTTGAGCCTAACGTTGTAATGGTGTCACAAAAATTCATAAACTCACTAGACGAAGCTCTTAAATTTGAGCGAGACTGCTTGAGCTACGGCTATGAAGGCGCAATGCTACTGCCAGATATTCCATATTATCTTGGCAAAAAATCTAATAAACTACTTAAATTAAAGACTATGCAGTCACAGGATTGCACTGTTAGAGGTTTTTATGAAGGCGAAGCAGGCACTAGAAATCAAGGCACACTTGGTGGTCTAGAATTAATCCAAGAGAATGGCATTGCCTGCAGATGCGGCACTGGCTTCTCTGACGAAGATAGACTATATATCTGGAGCAACGGTCAAGAATTTATAGGGCGAATAGCAGAGATAAAATACCAGGAGCTAACTGAGGACGGAGTCATGCGTTTTCCTGTTTTTATGAGATGGCGTGATGATAAGGCTAAGTAATATGAATCAAGAGGTAGACGCTGTAGATGTATGCCTGAACTTAATTTTGGTTCTTCAACGACTAAATCTAGGCGTACGTCACGTTAGAAGAACACCTATGGCATTTGAGTTAGCCATACTATTAGACGAAGGTAAAACAGCTCTAGACGCATACAGAAAAGAGCACAGCATAGGTTCAAGTTGGTGGGGATAAGCACTTTTATTATGACGTTTAATTTAAAATCCGCTGACAGGATGCAGATGTATCTTGAAAGTGCCATAATAATGGATTATCTTGAGTTTTTAGCTAATATAAACATCATATATATCGATCGTGCATTGCTAGAAGATATTGGAGAAGGGAGTCGATTGCATGTCTACATTGAATAACAAGATAGAGTGCTTAAAAAGACTTATAAAGCTAGATCATCATCATGAGCTTATGTACTGGATGGTTGAGTCTAGGCTAGCTGCTGCCGATATAATGAGCTCGAAGAACAAATCAGATCAGCATATAGCAGAAGTAATTTATCTAAACTTACAGCAAGCTAAAATCGATGAAAAGATAATTCTACTAGACTATGAATGGACCATACTGCCTAGAGAACATATCAAGATAATGGTTGTCACCGAGAAAGAGTCACAGACATTCATTTACGAAGCTTAAAATAAAATTTGTATAATATCATTATTGCATGATGCAATAATAACGTTTTAGGAGGAAGCATGGTTTCTGTTTCACGAAAAAAGAAAAAAGTACCAAAATCATTTGAGCAAGCAACTAGAATTCTGCTTGAATGGCAATTTGAACAAAATCTAAAAGAAAAAATAGATGGCTTTTATCAAAAAAAACTTAAAGAATTAGATCAAGAAATTGCTCAACTTGAAATTGAAAATAACAATAAAAACTTAAACAAATAAAAACAATAACAAATTCGATATAAAAAAGAGGTTTTATGAAAGCATTATTAATTTTAACTACTTTATGTTTTTCGCTTGCTGCAAGTGCAGAAGTAAGAATAATTAAATTTTCAGCCGAGTGGTGCAAGCCGTGCAAAGACTACAATTTTTAAAACAATTTACTGAGAATGTAATAAAATCAACAAAGGGGAAATAGCATGTTGTCACTTATCTATGGCGGTATTACACATCATTATTTAGCAAAAGACCTTCCCTACTGTAATCCTATTAAAGGCGGTATGGGAACGATCCATAATGAGTATGTTATAGCCATGGCTGGCTCTAAAGATTTCAGACTTGGTCTAATATCGGGTAAAGACTCTGCATGCGGAAATATAATGGGTCCAATATCTGCAACTAAAATAAGTGACAATATTGATTTTATGCTAGGCGGTTACAATACTAATTTCAAAAAATTTCGTGACAGAATGATAGAACCACCTTCAATCGGCGGGATAACGCCTGTTGTTGGGCTTGATTTTAAAATACCACTATTCGAGTACGAAGATACTAAATTGTCACTAGATACTTTAGTATCTTTCGGAGTGATAACGCACGCAATAAATCTTAGTTTTTGAGGTTAATATGTATACATTAATACTAATAGTTGTGTCTCTGGGACAATACCCTGCAGTAACATCTATTGACTTTGACAATAGTGCAACGTGTCTTAAGGCTTTATCTACCTCTCTGGAGTTAGAGGGTCAGGGCTTAAAAATTAAAGCAAGGTGTGTACCAAAATGATTAGATTATTTTTAGCAAGCGCAGGCTTAGGCCTAAGTTGTAAATTGTTCTACATATCAGAAGATTTTGTAACGCAAACCATATGTCTGCTATTTATTCCGCTTTTCGTACTAGGCGTTAACTCTGCGATAAAGCAAATAGCGGTAGATGATAATGATGAGTAACATGGAATGCCCTTTCTGTTCAGTTCCGTGCCGCACCAAATGGTGTCCGTATAATGAGCAAGAGGATACGGAGGGCAAAGTGAAGAGATCAGACATGAGAAAGATCATATATGAAACACTTGAGTCGGGCTGGTCGCACCCGGAGGCTAATGCAAAACTTGCAGAAGACATTTTAGTAGCCATAGAGCGAGCAGGCATGCTACCGCCAATAGCTTTTTTACCTAAACTTAAAATATCAGATAATGCATGGGAGTCGGAGCAAGATGGCTAAGGTTATAGTCCACAAACCAACTCATGTATTTGATTACGAAACAGTAAACAGTATGACGGTTTGTTTGTGGAACCTGCAGTTGCGACTATTTGAACTAGATGAAGAGACTCTTATAAATTACTTTAACACTGTATTTGTGTCTGATATCTACGAGAACAACAGATATACCAATAAGATACTAAAGATATGCACACTTGAATGGCCAATGTCTGAGCAAGACAGACTGTGTTTGGCTACCCATATTGCGGTTCAACTGCTGGGACTAGGAGAGTTATGAATTACACTAGGTACTTACTATTGATGATACTTGGACTGACGCTGTGTTTTCCTCCCGCTATTCTTATGCTAGTGATTTTAAGTGCAATACTTAATTATTTCTTTTTTAGCAATAGTATATTGTTTGGTGGACTCTTGGTAATCTATTCTCTTTATAAGATGGCTAAAATCTATTCTGCCAGAAAGGAATGGGATGATTAGGATGTGGTTGCTAGTTATTCAAATGAGTCACGGATATGTGGAGCAAGGCTTCTTCATTGAAAGAGATAACTGTATAAAAATGGGTAAAGAGATTGTTGGCAAGTCTAAGTATATGACCTATGAATGCAAGAGGCGAAAAGTCAAAATTAAATAATATTAGTCGTCTTCGCCCTCTATCTCGTCTATTAGACCTAGATCAAGAGCTTTTTCTGAAGAAATATAAGTATCAAAGTCCATCATTTTTTGGAGTTGCGCTAGCTTAAAACCTGAATCTTTTTCATTTATCTTAGATAAATAAATAGCCATGCAGATCTTATCCATCTCATCATTTTCTTGTACTGCACGCTTAACATCATTAAAATGACCATTGACATCCATCTGACCTCTATGTATCATCAATCTTGAATGCTTACTCATGACTCTAACATCTGCCGCTTGCAATATGATGCTACCCATACTCATCGCTACGCCTATTACCTTAACGGTAACAGCATTTCCGCAGTCTTTTATAGCATCATAGGCCGCAAAACCAAGATTGACATCTCCGCCGCTTGAGTCAAGCACTACTAATATTTCGCCATCTGTTTTATCTAGATACTTTATCAACTTAACAAACTTATGTATGTTCTCACTGTCGACTTCGCCCTGCAAGTAGATTATTCTGCCGCGTATATCTATACCATGCTCTATGAGAATATCAAAATCAGTCTGTCGCCTGTCGTTCATATATGTCCCTTGACACTGCCACGGCAGCATACTATATCTAGCATTATACCTGGTCTTGCTTTGGCAGATTCGATATAAAATCAAGAGGTTAAGATGAGTAAAACAAATGAAGAACTTGTAAGAGAATTTTTAGAAAAAGGTGGAAAAATAGAAGTGCTACCACCTGCTGACAATAATCAGGTAAATCCTATATCTAGTATTACAAGTCAGCCAGTTAAACTTCTCTCGCTAGAAGAGGCAGAGTCCCTATACGGCGAAAAAACAGAAAGAAAAAGTAAGGCTAAAAAGCCTGACCTAAAAAACATAAACATGAATCTAATACCCGATCATTTGAAGAAATACATATTGTCGAAGTTCGACAATGATATTACAAAGGAGAACGAATGAAGCCAATTAGAATCTTAGAGGTGCTAAAGCTTGCAATGGCAGCACGCAAGAATGACGATGTATTTAATCCGCTATTTACAGGCGATGCTGGTCTGGGTAAATCTCAGATCTGTCAAAAGTTTGTAGATGTAATGAGGGTCACGGGTTTTCCAGAGGCAGGTATCGATGCAGATCCTGATTTCGGTTTTCTTGACCTACGCATTGCCTACTACGAAGCTCCCGACCTTATCGGGTTTCCTGAAACTGTCTCAGATGACAGAGGCACCAAGCGCACGACTCATTGTCTACCTGATTTCTGGCCAACAAGAGGCCAAGGTCTTATTCTTCTCGAGGAACCTAACCGCGGCACAACCGGTGTCATGAACTGTCTCATGCAGCTTCTAACCGACCGTAAAATAAATAAATACGAGCTGCCACAAGGCTGGATCGTAGCGTCCTGTATCAACCCAGACACGGCAGAATATGATGTGAATGCCATGGATGCCGCTCTTCGTAACCGCTTCGAGGAATACGAGGTCGAATACGATGCAATCTCCTTCATTGATTACATCGAATCAGCAGGCTGGCATGACACAGTGCAGATGTTCATTAAATCAGGTGTCTGGGTCTACAAGGACACAAAGTCCATCGGCGACAACGGCAAGTATATCTCGCCTCGTACCTGGTCCAAAGTCAATGCTGCGGAGAAAGCAGGTGTAGGTGCAGATCGTCGTCTCCACCGCGAGACCATGACATCCATTCTAGGCCGTGACATCGGTAATGAGTATCACAAGTTCTGTTATGACGAAGCTCCGGTTACTGCTAAAGATCTTATTGCAGACAAAAAGAAAGCTCTCAAGCGTCTTGAAAAGCAATCTGATCCTAACTCTTATAAAGGCGATATGATTGCTGTTACAGTGGAATCAATCGCTCAGTATTATTCTTGTACGATCGACGATGACAAAGATAAAGGTCTTGTTGGCGAGAATACAATGGCAGAGGTTGCCAAGATCATTCCTTCCGATCAGGCCATCAATCTTATCAAGCAGTGCGGTTTCAAGCAGAGCAAAGGTTCTATCACCACTTTCTTCCGTGATTTTGTTGCTCGCCACCCTGACTTGACAAAAGTATTGAAAGGTAATATTAGATTAGATAGAAGCGTAGGAAAAGATTAACCAATACGCTTTTAAGCCTGTAGAATTATAGGCAATTCGGCCGCATGGTTTATCCCTTTGTCCATGCGGCCTTTTTTAAATGAGGTTTTATGAATAATGAGATGCTCACTAAAGTAATAAATCTAGTTAATTCAACTAATGAAATGATAAAACTTAGAAACGAAGAAATACAACTTTATCATAAACTTACTAGGGCTATCATTGGTCAAAAACTATTAAAAGACCAAAAATCTAAAGAAGTTAAATCTATCGAACTACCCGTAAAGACACAAAATATTCTGAAAGAGCACGGCGTAAGATTTGGTTGGCCACATGGAACAAGCATTAAATTATATGACTCTGGTGCAGTAGAAGTATTAGCAAGTATAAAAAATACAACTACTTATATATTCGTAATTGAAGATAATACTATATTAATTCCAGCTTAGGTAAGTACCATAATGGCAAGAAAAAAGAAAGTTCTAAGAGAATACAACGTCTGCAAGTGCTTAGTAACTAACATACAGTCAGTTACAGGGCATAAAACACACGAGATACTATCATATATGCATTCTCTAGCAGAGAACTGCATAAAAGAGAATGGATTAAGAGTAGATAAATATGAAGAAGTGTCCTACTACGAGCCGACTATAATTGACTACTCCTATTATCCTAACACTAAGATATATCTAGCCGTATCTATTAGTAGAATTTCTAATCTAATAGAAGAAGACAATTCCGACGACTTAGTACAGTGCATGTATGTAGACTACAAGTTCTACACGCCTTCTTCTATTAAAAAACTAACACAAGAACAGTTTGACGATATAGTTATCGATGCAATGCTGACTGACTTTTCTATGGACTTTGATCCGCCTGCTATAAAGAAAAGAAAGACGCTTGTTCAACTAAAGAAAGAAGAAAAAGAGCGTGAGGCTAAAGAAAAAGTAAGACAAATTAATTATCTAAAAAAAGAACTAAAAAGTCTTCTTAGGCAAACTCTAGAATATAAAGCAAATGCTGTAGATGACAGTTCCACTAAATCTACAAGAAACTACTATGTTAGACAATTTAAAAAAAGTGAAAGAGAAATAAACTATGTAATTAATCAGCTAAAAAACCTAGGCGATAAAACACATGAGGTGCTTTTGACCCCAACAGATTCGATAAATAATCAAACGGAGGGCAAATGTCAAACCAAAGTCAAACTCAAGCTCTAGATCTCACAGAAGAAGAGAAACAACATCTTGAAGAACTAAAGCGCAAAGCCAAAGAAGCTGGCATGCGATCTCGTGAAGAAGCCCTAGAAGCTGCGAAGCGCGAAATGGTGGGTGCAGACGAACAAAAGCAATGTTTGCAAACCGCAATATTTCAGACGACTAAAACAAATCCATTCATGGGCTCTGTACTTCAGTGTATGAACATGACCTATAGCCACGTGATTCCAACTGCTGGTGTTATGTTTAATGCTGAGTTGAAGCGCTGGGATATGCTGTTAAATCCATATTTTTTCTGTCGTAAACTAAATGAAGTACAACGTAAAGCAGTTTTATTGCATGAGCTCTATCATATTACTCACAAGCATCCGCTACGTGTTCCATTCATGAAACTATCAAGCCATAAGCGTCAGCTCATGAACATCGCTATGGACATGGCAATTAACCAATTCATTAAAGATCTTCCAGCCGGATGCCCTCAGTGTCCGCCGCGTAAGCCAGGCCAATTCGCGTCCTTGCCATGCGAAAATCCAGACTGCTGTGGCTCAGGTATCGACATCAAAGATTTCTTCGACACAGACAAAAATGGCAAAATAGTTCAATGGGAAGCACGTCAGCCAGCTGAGCACTATTACGAAAAGCTAATGGAAAGATTTCAGGATCCAGATCCGGAAGATCAAGACAATAAGGATGGCAACGCAGGTGGTGGTGCAAGCAGCGGCGATCTTCCAAAAACAACTGATGTTCACCACTGGGATGGCTCAAGTGAAGAAAAAGATATGCTTGAAGCAACTGAAGATCTAGTTAAGCGTGCAATGATTAAATGCAAGTTTGGCCACGATGAGCTGCCAGGTCATATCAGAGAACTACTTGACCATATTAAGCAGCGCAGAGCAGAGCTAGACTACAAACGTCTGATTCTTCAGGCGATGAAGTCCTCGCTTCCTGCCAACTTTCGCGTCAAATCATGGACTCGTAAGAGCAAACGCTATGGCGCAAAAGCACCAGGCAATAAGAATGGAGAAGAACCTAAGCTAGATAATTTTATCGACACATCAGGATCTATCTCCATCGAAGAAGCAAATAACTTCCTAGATATCGTAGATGAGTTCTTGCGTGTTGGCGCTAGGAAGTGTACACTCAATATGTTTCATACTTCTAACTATTATCGCGAAGACTACAAGCGAGGTCAGCGTATCAAGCGTGAAGATATTCAGTCAGGCGGAACATGCCTAGAAGATTCATTCCGCGTGATTGCAAAATCTAGACCTGACCTAGCGATTATCTTAACCGATGGCTACTACAGCCATGTTGATACAAAGAAGCTGGTAGGCCCAAATGGCAGGTTTCCAAATACTGTGTTTATCATCAGCAAGGATGGTACTACGGATCATCCGTTTAAAAATGAACCGTGGGCAAAGACAGTACAGATTCCAGGCAGTGTGAAGCGATGAGTAACTTTGGCTTAAACTTAAGAAGCCACAAATGGCGCTGGACCTATGACGAGCAAGGTACAGACGCCTACAATGTATTGGGTGCACTAGAGTGCACTCTTTATAATTTAAGCATAATGGCGCCATTAAATAATTATTGGAATATGGATGAAATGGAGCGTTTTGGTTTTGAGTTTAGCTTCTTAACCAAGCGAAACATAAAGGACAACTGTGGACAATAGTAGGATCGCCTTAAAAGGCCTCAGAAAGAACGATCAAGGAGACATAGTCGAGTATGATCTTAGCATAAAATTAAATGAAATAACTGTAATCTCTATGGTTAGAGATGAGGCCTATGTATCTATATTTAATGGTCGTTGTTATAGGGTTAGTCATAGTTTTGATGAATTAAAAAGACTAATAGAAAACACAGAAACAAGCCAACTGTAGCAGTGTCAGAGGCTATTTATAGTAAATTATATGGTATAATATAGGTATGGAAAACACTAAGCTGCTTGATTCTTTACAAGAAATTTATGATGACCTAATCTGGCTCGAAGAGCAGGTTGCCTCTGATCTAAATAAGGGGCCCAACTATTGGAAAGACAAGGACCCGGCTAAGTATAAGAAAATGCTAACAAAATTGCGAAGAGATCGCAAAACACCTGGCCATAAAGAGCGCGGCTATCAGCAGGTTCTTCAGGCTAAGCGGCGTGAAAAAGGTAAGCCTGGCACGCGTAGCGGCCAAAATGGCAAGAAGGGTCACTCTTCAGGGCATATGAAGACTAAGACAGGTGCTGCAGCGAAGCGCTATGCTTCTGCCGAGAAAAAGCATGGTAAGAAGATGTCAATGAACCGCAAGAACAACAATAAAGGATACGCCTCGGGCAACGTAAAGCTTATATCTCAGAAATACAATAAGGGCGACGAAAAGTATTCTAGAAAAGCACCTGAAAATAATCTTAAAAGTAAATTAAAAAAACTAAAAAAAGCATTACTTGATTATCTTTAATTAAATATGGAAAAACTACACATATCTGAAAATGGTCAGTGGCAGCTAAATAAAGTTTTACTAAATTCAATAAGTCCTGCGGACGCAGAAGTTAAGAATCCAGAAGCAGACAGAAGAAATATATCGGTGGTAAACAAGCAGCTGCCAAACGGTCTGATCTATAAGCAGTTTAAAGTACGCGGAAGCAACAGCAACGCTAGAATTCATACGTTATATGAGAAAAATAACCCCGAACCTGTAAGCATAATGAATACATCAGATTCTCAAGATGTCGGCAACGACAAAATCTATAAGAATACAGTTAACTGGGCGTCAACTATACCAGAGCATCAAAAAAAAGGTCTTGGTAGACAGCTATATTTGGCCGCACTAATGCATTTGGGCACAATACACTCTGATGATAACATATCTCCGCATATACATAAACTCTGGGGCAGTCTATCAAAGATACCTGGGCTTTCGGTGCGACTGAGTGCTGGAGATAGTGAACTGCATAGACACAGAGCAGAACTAGATCCAAGCAAAAAACTAGATCTTAATTCGCTATTTCATAGTATAAATCTCTAATAGCGTAAAATTAAAGCCACAACCATATGACAGCTAATTATAAAAGAAAAAGACTTATTGAAAAAAATAGCTCGGATAGGGAGACGACTGCGATTCGTAAGCAGCTCAATTCCTCAGAGAGAATTAAGACAAAAAATGAGATTAAAAAAAATATAAGCGATAGAATACAAATAGCTCAAGAACTAAGATGGGAGTTCGAGGTGAAGCAGTCATCAGAATGCCATCATAATGAAATATTTGGCCCACACGTGCATATGCAAACAATGCTAGCACTGCTGGATGTAGGTGATTTCGATCTATATCGCTGCACATGCCTAGACACTTACAAACTATCCGATGAACAGATATTGAAAATGTTTGGCCTATAATTACTCTGTAATTTCATAAACGTATAATATCTTTAAGATTATAAAAAGAGGTAGTATGCGACTTGGCTTTGCCTGCAAATATATGCATGATATTGAGCTTCCAGCAAAAGAGCTAGAGGCTATCGAGTCACGACTTAACTGTCGTACGACCACGTTTACGTGGGCAAATAAACAGAAGCGCTCTGTCGCAGAGGAGCGATTGCACTCAATACTAGATCATAACCTAGCTGCACTCGGCGGAATTATAGACTATGTGGGAACACTGGATCCTGAATTGCGTATGTTTCGCATCAGCAGTGATATATGCCCGCTATACACACATCCAAATTGGATCAGCTTCTGGAAAAGCTGCGAACTACAATCGAAGCTTGAAAAAGAATTAACGCATATAGGTGGCAAGACGCGGGATCTAGGCATCAAGGTTTCCTTTCACCCAGCTCAGTTTACTGTGCTAGCGAGTGACAAGGACGATGTGGTAGACAGGTCACTAGAAGAGTTTGAATATCATGCGGATATGGCTCGATGGCTTGGCTACGGCAAATCTTTTCAAGATGGCTGCAAGATAAATATACATATTGGTGGTAAAGGCGGTACCTCTACGCTTATAAAAAACCTAGGTCGACTATCTGATGTGGCTAGAAATCTAATCACAATAGAAAATGACGAGTTTAGTTATAGCCTAGATGAGACAATTAAACTTAAACAACATGTCGCATTAGTTTTAGATGTACACCATCACTGGATAAACACAGGCAAATATATCGAACCTGACTCAGACAGCGTTAAGCAGGTTATAGAAAGTTGGCGAGGTATAAGACCTAGTATGCACTATAGTATATCTAAACAATCAGTTTTTGCCGATCATTCGTCAGATGAAAAACCTGATCTTGCACTACTATTAAGTGCTGGCTACAAAAAAACAGCTTTAAGAGCTCATTCAGACGACTACTGGAATCTGGCATGCAATGACTGGATCTCGGGCTTCAGAAAAGACTTTGACATAATGTGTGAAAGCAAGAGTAAGAATTTAGCCTCTATAAAATTGTTAGATTATTTGCGAGGTAAACAATGAACGCAATTATTCTAGGTTGGCTTTTCATAGGATCAGTCGTAAATCTTTTCATACATTACAGAAACGCTGATAAATTTGGCACTGCACTTATGGGTGGACAGCTCAACATACTTGTATTTCTACTTATGGGCTTCACTAATCATATACTTTGGCCACTCGCTCTCTACACCGAACTCACTAGAAAACTCTGACAGATTCGATATTAATACATGAGAGTTAGTGATAAAATTCAGATAGTTGAAAATTTTTTGGCATGCTTGGACAAACTTGTTGAATTTACTCAAGTAGAATCAGATACTGGCATTGAGACTAGTGATCTAGTTCTAGTTCTAAGAATTGGAATTTATATAGATTAAATGCTAGAACAGATTAACCCCGCTGTTCTATCATCGGGCACAACTAATAGGATTTGGTTGTGCCCTCTTTATAAGAGGAATATGCTGCCAGAAGGATCGAAGTCCATAATAAAACTAATATCTTTTCTAGATAATCTAGATTTATTGATTTTTTATAGCGGAAATTCAGAAACACTCATGTGGGAGTTTGCTACTCCCGGAACAAAAATAGGTCAAAAACTGGAGGTACTAGATGCTAAGCTCTACACAGATGAAATATATCGAGCTAGAGAAGAAGAAAGAGGCTTACAAGAAGTTCTTGGAAGAATTAAAGGAGGCTACTCAGGCAGTAGTGAATGAAGTCGGAGTCGGCGGTCATTTTCAAGATGCTGAAGGTACCGTTTATCAGGTTGAAGAATCTGACGGGAAATTCGTGTACTTTGACAGATTCGAAATTAAACGCACGAGACGTAGTGGCGAAAAATCTGGCACACTATCTCTAACAAAAGCAAAAGAACTAGGTTATGGAGTAGCATAGCTTGTTAAATTTCAAACGTTTTAGGAGTTACCATGTCTATTTTTAAAGATCGTGTCTATGAAGAGATGGATGACATATCCAGGCTTATTGAGCCATATCAATGTGGTCTGAACGAAGACCTATCGAAGTTTCCAGATAGGCTAGAAATTGATCCAGATCAGCTAGAGTCTACATGGGGAACAAACGTGCGTGATATAGTTAGAAGATATGCAAAATCTGCGGAGCTCAATGCTCTTTCAGAAAACGTCTGGGACCTAGATCCTAATTTCTTTCAGTTTGAGATAGTTAACTCAGAAGGTGAGCAAACAGATTCACTGCGTTACAATTTTGCTACTAAAGAAATAGACGGCAAAATTTTTCTAGTGAAGAAAATGTTCTGCGTTGAAGACGACGGTGTCATGAACATAATTATTAAAAATGTAGAAAATAAACTTAGCATGTATAATCGTCACGCTGATTCAAAAAGAATAAATGAGATTGCTGATCTATTCAATGCAGAAGAAGTAAAGCAGAAAAGATCAGCCAGTAAAAAAATGCGTTGTCTAAGAAATCATATAGTTGGTCTGATTAAGTCTAAAAAGCTAGACATACGAGATGCAGAGCTTGCCGCTAGATTCAGCAACTGGATAGTGCTCTATGCTAATGATGGAAGTTTACCTGCGCTTGCAAATATTACGAAGCTAAAAATTATGACTCATCAGAATAAACCTATATATTCAATTGATGAAAGGAGCACCGTATGAAGTTTGATGATCGCCTAAAGTCTTTAACAAGTAGTATTGATCCAGGTGCACCTCTTATAAGACTAAAGATGTCTAGTGATTTGAAGACAATAAGAGCAGAGTCGATGCCGTGGTTTCCTCCTGCCGACGATCCTAGTTTTCTAGGTCGATTAATCACTGAGTGTGTTAGACGTACTCAGACTATTAATGGCTATACGATAGATTATGCTGCAACTAAGTCAAATATAACTGAGTCAGTTGTAGATAATTTTTCTCATCTATATACAAGGGTATCTACGAATAAAGAACCAACTAGAACCAAGACATTTAAGGCAATTAAGCAGCTGCAGCGAAAAGCACGTCGCGAAGAAGATATATTCGAAGACTTTTTTGCTATTGCAGAATACAATGATCAGGTTACTAGAGAAGACAGTATTACAAGTGTGAGCAATCAAGTTCATCGTAAAAATATACTCTATTTAATAGAGTCACTAGTGAGGAAGCATGGAAGTGAGAACAATAACTAATGAAATGGTGCTTAAATATGCACCGATGATTGAAAGCTACATGGCTAATTCAGTTAGAAAAAACTGGAACGAGGCCTGTCTAAGTAAAAACAATGATTGCGTAAGCTTAGGCAACAGCGGCTGGACTATGGCCGATATCCGCTCATATCTAATGACGGAAGTTTTTATAGCATTACGCAACTATAGCCCAGACCACAATACGAAAGAGTCTACTTTTGTATATGGCCATCTTAGTAAGCGAGTTGGTTCACTAATGAAAAAACTAACAAATAAATCAAAAGGCTATGGGTTTTGGTCTCTTAATTTAGAGACGGTACTTGGTGAAACTGAATATGATGATTAAGTATAATTGTCATGGAGGGGACATGAAGAAATTTAACAATATACATGAAGCATATCTAGGTGTTCTAGCTGACGTCTATGATAATCCAGATCACATTTGTTCACCGCGAGGTCAGCGAGTCCGTGAGAAGATGTATTATGCCTTTCAGATCGCAGAGCCAAAAAGTGAGACGATAGTTACACATGATGCCGCACGCAACAAGACTATTGCAAGCTATACAGCGAAAGAATGTGGACTCTACAATTCTGGCTCCAACAAAGCAGTCGACTTTGCTGAAGCATCTAAGTTTTGGCTTGATATCGCAAATCCAGATGATACAATAAACTCAGCTTATGGCTATCTAGTTAAGCATAACAAGTCGCATGGCAACCCTAAGTATGAGCTGTTTAATAATCTGCAAGGTCTTATCTCAGATCAGGTGGTCAATTATCTTATTGACAATAGCGGCAGAGTTATGCGAACTCCCTGGGAGTGGTGCGTTGATGCGCTGAGATCTGATAAGGATACACGGCAGGCTATACTGCGTTTTAGCTTACCAGAGCATTTCTATAAGGGTAACAAGGATATGACTTGTACCTTAGACGGCAACTTCCATATCAGGGATGATAGGTTGTTGTTCAGAGTTCACATGCGAAGCAACGATCTTACTTTAGGTCTAGTCTATGACTTGCCGTGGTTTATATCGCTAGCAGAAGATATGATTAAAGAGCTCAGTGATATCTACCCAGATCTGAAGCTAGGTCCATATACACATATGGTTGACTCTATTCATACCTATGACAGAGATGAAGAAAAAATCCTCAAGATGCTAGGAAGGCGATGATGGACGACGCAGTAACAAAAGCCTATATAGATTCAGTAATGGGGGCTAGTGGTGCGAACGTAAATCCAATTATTAGCACTACGGGCACAAGTTCAGGTCACTTAACCATCAATCCAGCCTATTCACTGCATATAGGGCCTGGGTTGTCATCTAAAGAAGAAGTGGAATTGAAAGAACTTCAACTTGAACATGAAAAGCTGTTAAGACAAAAAAGAATACAGATGTTTAAGAACATGCCAGCATCATTTAGGCAGTTTATAGTAGATACCATAAATGTAAATGATTTTGTAAGTAGTCTAAAGTCTGCTACAGTAGATGACTCAGAGCTGGTAGAAAAAATTAGCCAACTTAAGTCTAGAGACTCTAGGTTTCATCTCAGTGGGCATTATGGTGAAGGCATCTACTTGTCTGTTCCATATCAGCTGCTTGAACTTATATCAGTTGAAGAATTAAGGGATGCTCATGCTACTCAGACTCTAGAAGAGGAACTATCTGCTTCGACAGATTCGATAAATAAACATGAATAAAATACGAGATCTTGGCATTAAAAAAAATGACATAGTGCGAATCAAGTTTAAAAACTTGAATTCAATCGTTAAAGAATCTGGTATTACCTTTCAAGACTTAGACGACCACTTGCGATTAAGCTGCAACATGAGAGCCTATTATAGCGGCGGAGATTTTCTGGTTGGCGAAAATTTTGATAAGGAGCTCTACGACCTTTCTTTTGGCGATTGCATTATGGTGCGAAATCACCTTGATCATGACACTAGCTTTCAGGTTTACGATTTTGCAATTGACTCTATAGAAATAGTGGATGATGCTAGGCGATTCATCTCATCAGAGCTTGATTTAATAGTTGTGAGAGTAGAAGACGAATTATTTATAAATGGCAAGCCACTGATAGGCGATGAGCTACAAAAAAAGAAAGATCATAATCGCTATAGCAAGAATGAAGATAAAGAGTATCAAAATGAAAATAGAAAACTACTCAAAATATTTGAGGAGTTTATAGCAGACTTGGCAGTGAGAGATTCAATTGACAGTAGGGGGTCAAAATGAGCTTTATTCCAGATTCAACTCAAAGTCACAAAGACAAAGTTTCACCTAAGAAAGATGACAGTCTAACTGTGGCCAAACCACTGACTCAGTCAGAAGATTTCTGTGCAGAGCTTATGGAAGGCACGATGGATTTCTCTAAAATTATAAATGAGAAGTTTATTGTTGCAGTCAATACTGGTTCTAGAAATAAACCTAATATACTAGCCTCAACAATGCGAGGCCCGTTCGACTTCTATGAGATGGTTGAAACAGTTGGTTGCATGTGGGAGCGCGAGCAACATCATGCGATGGTCTATGCTTTAACCAAAGACTTCAATAAGTCTTCGGCATTTTTAGACGAAGGCACAGTAGATTATATCGAGGCAAATTGGGAAGATATCGTGGCTACTGGAATTCTTGAGGCTGCCCTTTCAGATGACGGCCCAGTGATTCCTGCAGGCCTTATTGAGGCTAATAAAGAGGAAGAATAGTGCTGCTAAACAAGATTAATTTGCTAGACAAAGGTTTTGTGGCGCCCTTATCTTTTGCGGGCGATGGCAGACTGCTGCAGGATCTGCAGGATCATTACTTTAGAGCGAAAACCAACGTTAAACTGCTAGAGATATCTTCTGCAGTTTTAGTTATAAAATGTCCACTTTTTGTGCAGTTAAATCTGTCACAATACGGCCTCAACATTATCACAACCCCCTCTGAGAATGTTGAGGCCTATATTCCTGATGTATCTTCTATAGATGGCGAAACTCTAGAAGACAAGAGTGAGATTGCGAACTATATAAAAATAACAACAGAAGCCTTACTGCTAAATCATAAGGGGATAGTTATGGACGGAGCTTCTAGATTTACAGCTCAGCTACTAACACCAATAACTGTTTATAATGAACTTATAGTGGCGGGTAGGTTGTCAAATTGGGTTTCTTTTCTTAGGCAAAAGAAATTACCAAAAGAAATAGAGAATTATAGAAAAGTCATAGAGGGTATTCTAAGGGTAGAATGGAAGAATCTAGATCAATTCATAAAATAGAGGACAGTATGGACGTGACGCTTTCAGAAGAAGATAAAAAAAGAATTAAAAACGCAGAATATTATGAGCAAAGTAAAACCATAATGAAGTCTTTTGAAGACTACGCTCATGTAAATGTAGGTGAAGTTTATTCGATAGTCTGGATTTCTACAGATAAAACAAGAAACTATGTCAGGCGACATGGCAGCGGCAATAAAACTAAATTCCTAGTTGTTCATAAGGATGAAGGTTTCGTATTCGCAAAAGCAATTAATTCAAGTGGCGGTTTAGGCAAAGACGTGGTCTGCTTAACAATAAGATATCCTAGTCGATCATATGAACTTGAACTAGATGATGCTCAAGCAGAAGCCATAATCTTTTCAAAAGAAAATGACTTTGATCCATTTAAAGAAGGCAAGCAGCTAGCAAAAAAGAAAAATAAAGCTAGAAATCTTAATAAGAAAAAAATAATAGCATTTAGCACTGAACAAGAAGCTTATAATTTTGCAACTAATCTTAAAATCGGCGATACGATATATGATGCAAATACGGCGTTTGGCGAAGCCATTGTTAAATGGCAAATTAAGAATGTAATAATTACGCAGACAGACAAGACTCCGATGACAGACTGGAACGGCAGCGTCTACGCATATGGAAAAACTAACGAAGATCAGATTTATAATAAATTTGGATTTACTGACAAGGTACTCGTAGAAATAGAGGCTCAAGGTGAACTACCTAAACCTCGTCGCTGGATTTCAAGGTCTCGAACGCTGACTATCGAATCTTTCTTGTCTAAGAGACATAGAGACTGGTATTCGTCTAGACCACTAACAATTGACGACGTATGACGCGACCAAGTAAGCTAGAATACTGGATGAGCATGGCCGTAGCAGTGTCAGCTAGATCACATGATGCTGAAACTAAGGTTGGTGCTATTCTTATTAAGAACGATACCGGCATGGTGGTGGCAACTGCGCATAATGGCTTCGTTCGCGGTGCACCAGATCATCTACTGCCCAAGACTCGACCTGAAAAATACGAGTATATGATTCATGCTGAGGATAATCTTATCTCGCACTGCGCTAAGTCTGGCATCTGCATAGATAACTGCACTCTAGTTATAACACTTAGTCCCTGCCAGAAATGCCTTAGACTAATGTGGCAGGCTGGAATAACGCAGGTTGTATGTAGAGATCTGTACAGAGATCATAACATAAACATGAAGGATCTTAGGATTGAACAAGAGACCACGCCGGAAGGCTTCTACAAACTCAGCTACAAACTTTGATAGCTATGAGCACATCTTTGGAACGACTAGAAATAACACATTTAGGTTGTTGATTGTTTTTGCTAAATTAAAAGTCATAGATTACTACGAAATGAACAGTACACTGACTAAAATAAAAAGATATTCATATGAGTTTGATCAAAAAGCAATTGATAATAGTAGGCAGTAATCCTAGCTCTGCGTCACCCGACTGTTCACCTTTTCACCCAACTACAAAATCACGACAGTTTATAGATAAGCTATTCAATGGCAGTGACTATGAGTTGACCTATATAAATCTAGTTGACTATAAAACAGAAGGCAACAAGCCACTTAGTAATAAGGTTATCAAGCTAGAACTAGTCAATATCAAGCAAAAATTTCACGGAATCTTCGATACGAAAATAATCACTCTTGGAAAACAGGCTTCTTACGGTTTAGGTCTAGCTGATATAGAGCACTTTGCTCTGCCTCATCCAAGTGGTCTATGTAGATTCTGGAACGACAGAGCGGCCTCTGAAGCTAAGATACAGGAGATGTTCGTATGGATAGAGTCGCGCTATTCGTAAAAGGTCTGCATAGAACTGAAATGTATTGGCTGCTAGTTAAGCTCGGTATAATAGTTAAATGAATGAAGACCTAGAGAAGCAGGCCGAAAAGATACGCAAGGGCTTTGTCTCTGTCACCGAAGACGAAGACGAGGTGAGTCTATCTTTTCTAGACGAGATAAATCAACTAGTTAGAATAGTTCTCAAAGATGATCCCATAGATGTATATACACTCTTAACTCCAGCCGAACTTGAACGCTGGCGCAAAGCTAAATTTAAGCGTCAGGTTAATAAGATTCTGAGTAAATTTTCATTTCAATTCATATCATATTTCATATTGCTAAGTACAATCACGGGATTTCTGGTGAGTGAAGCCTTGCCTTTCTATGGCGAAGGCGAGATTACAGCAAAGACCTGGCTTCAGGCCATACTGACAGAGGTTTGCTTCATATTCTTATCTGGCTACAGAGCAGATCCAGGTATTCAGAAATGGTTTGTAGGCATTCTTAGAGCATCGATTTTTGCCCTTATGTTGTTTGTGATTACTTCCGAGATCACGTTGAAGGGCACGCGAGATATTGATCAGATTGACAATCTTGCAGATCGTATCGCGCGTCTAGAGAAACAAATAGATTCAATAAACAAAGAGATCGACTACTATAAGTCTATTGACTGGAAATGGCGAATGACTCAAGGTATCAAGAAGCGCGATGAGCTCGAGAAGCAGGTGCAAGAGTTGAAAGAGAAGCAGAGCGAGAGCGGCACTCGAGAAGTTTCAAAACTATTACAATACAAGATCTATGGCAAGGCAGCATTTAGGGTTATCTTACTGATGATATCGGTACTAATAACACGAAGACTGTTTAAGTTTTGATTATATATTTTTTTAAATTTACTATATTATCATAACGCCTGAATAAGGTAACTGATTGAAGAGTATTAGTCCATCAGAAAAAATAATTAAGCTACCGTAAACTGAGCTGTATTTTATTCCAGTCAATGAATTCTGAGATCCAGAAGTTGTGGCTTTTGTTCCAGGTACTACATCTAGGTTGTCGCTAAACGCTGTATCAAATACACCTGATGTGCTTAATTTAGCTATGTGATTAGCATTATTGGCAGTATTTTTAAATTGAGTAAAAAATCCAGCAACATACAAAATAGTACCGACAATTGCAATACCCCAAACAGAGCTATTAAACCCAGAAGTTGTGGCTTTTACTCCAGATACTACGTCTAGATTATCGCTAAACGCTGTATCGAATACGCCTGATGTGCTTAATTTAGCTATATATTTGGCATTATTAGCGGTATTTTTAAATTGAGTAAAAAATCCAGCAACATATAGACTAGTTCCATCAATAGCCATTGTATAAACGGCATTATTAAATCCAGAAGTTGCGGCCTTTGTTCCAGGCACTACATCTAGGTTGTCGCTAAACGCTGTATCAAATACGCCTGATGTGCTTAATTTAGCTATATATTTGGCATTATTAGCAGTATTACCAAATTGAGTAAAACCTCCACCTACATATAGGCTAGTTCCATTAATAGCCATTGTGTAAACGATACTATTAAACCCAGAAGTTGTGGCTTTTACTCCAGATACTACGTCTAGATTATCACTAAACGCTGTATCAAATACGCCTGATGTGCTTAATTTAGCTATGCGATTAGCATTATTAGCGGTATTTTTAAATTGAGTGAATTGTCCGCCTACATATAGACTAGTTCCATCAATGGCTATTGCCCCAACATAATTATTAAAACCAGAAGTTGTGGCTTTTGTTCCAGACACTACATCTAGGTTGTTGCTAAAAGCTGTATCAAATACGCCTGATGTGCTTAATTTAGCTATGTATCTTGCGTTATTAGCAGTATTACCAAATTGAGTGAATTGTCCGCCTACATATAGGCTAGTTCCGTCAATGACTATTGTGAGAACCCTGCCATTAAATCCTATGCCTATATTATTTTGAAATGCAGTATCTAAGGTGCCGTTTGGTAAAATTTTACATATTGATTGAGTTCTAGTTCCGTTGTAAGTAACAGTTCCTATATAGATATTACCATTAGCGTCTACGGCACATGAATCTGCATTACCGGATCCGTATTTATTTTGTATAAGATTTTGAAATACGCCAGAAGTGTTTAACTTTGCAAAACCTAAGCACGCAGAATTTTTAAATGCAAGCATATCTCCACCTACATATAGGTCTGTTCCTTTTATAGCCACACATCTTACAGTGCAAGAACCAACAGTTCCTGTTAGTGAAGTAGGGCTAAAACCAGAAGTTGTGGCTTTTACTCCAGACACTACATCTAGGTTATTGCTAAAAGCTGTATCAAATACGCCTGATGTGCTTAATTTAGCTACACCTCTAGCGTTATTGGTAGCATTAAAGTCGTATATACGTCCACCTACATATAGGCTAGTTCCATCAATGACTATTGCATAGACATCGCCATTCCCAAAAGAGGAGCTGGTTACATTATTACCGAAAACCGTATCAAATACGCCTGATGTGCTTAATTTAGCTATCTTTCTAGCATTAGCAATATTTTTAAATTGAGTAAACTCTCCGCCCACATATAGGCTAGTTACATCAATGGCTATTGTGTAAACCCTATTATTAAAACCAGAAGTTGTGGCTTTTGTTCCAGGTACTACATCTAGGTTGTCGCTAAATGCTGTATCAAATACGCCTGATGTGCTTAATTTAGCTATGCGATTAGCATTATTGGCAGTATTTTTAAATTGAGTGAATTGTCCGCCTACATATAGGCTAGTTACATCAATGGCTATTGTGTTAACAGCACTGTTAAAACCAGAAGTTGCAAATGATTTAGTTCCAGATACTAAATCTAGGTTGTCGCTAAACGCTGTATCAAATACACCTGATGTGCTTAATTTAGCTATATATTTGGCATTATTAGCAGTATTACCAAATTGAGTAAAACCTCCACCTACATATAGGCTAGTTCCGTCAGTAGCTATTGTATTAGTATTACCATTAAATCCTAAACCTGCGTTATTTTGAAATGTAGTGTCTATGCTACCATCCGCTAAAAATTTGACAATATTACCACAATAATAATTAATACCGTTAGGATCAACGAAGCCGATAAATGAGCCAACAACAATAATTGAATCATCTGGTAAAATCAATATGTCTTGTATTTCTAGTGTAGGTCCGTATAGTCCCCTATATTCTGCATTTTGTAATTTGTTTAAAATGGTAGTTGTTCTTTTTTTTAAAAAAGAAAAAGGTTTGGACGACATCTAGCTCTCCATAATTAAACGTTAGAAAGACCAGTTACTGATGACAAATAAGTTTTACTATTTGCCCTAATAAAAGTATACACTGCAGCAGAATTTGCTGCAATTTGTAATGTGCCGGCTTCTTTGTATATACCAGAAGGAAAAGATACCGTAAGGGTCAAACCAGAAGTATTTGTTAAAATTATAGAGATACACTTTCCTTCAACTAAATTAGAGAAAGTGAAAGTGGAACTTAGTGAGATGTCTCTATAGAATATCTCTGATAAACTCCAGTCAATGTCCAGGGCAGAAATTAAAGAAGCAGAGTAGGCTGATCCAACAACTAAATTACCTGATCCTAGTATAGAAGAACCATTTATGGTCTTTATGTTTGTCGCAGAAACGAGAGTGGCTTGCTTTTCCGTATTTAATTCATTAATTGCAGCTTGTACTGTTGTAGACGATATAGTACCAGAAGGTGTGTTAGTGACTGCTGTAGCGTTTAGCGTTTGAAAAGTTTTATCGCCGCGCCAATATTGAGAAGTCGTGCCAGCCGTTATGGTAGCTTGTTTTGTATCCAGTTGAGTCTGAATTGCTGAAGTTACCCCATTAAGATAATCAAATTCTGCATTTGATACTAGGCCTGAGCCAATTTTTGAAGCGTCTATTGTTACTGCTTGAACTGCAGTCGTAAAATCAGATATAGTAGAAGCTAGCTGCGCACCAGTATGAGTTGCCCTATCTCTTAGATTTGCTGCGCTTACATTATCTACATCTGATAAGCCTATATCTGACTTAGTTAATACTACGTCTCCAGTTTGTGTATTTACAGAGGTTACAGCTCCACCACCTCCACTAATAACTAGATCACCTGATCCTAGGATAGAAGATCCGTTTATAGTCTTTATGTTGGTCGCAGAAACTAGTAGGTCTTGTTTTAAAGCTAGCGCAGAGCTATCTGCCTTTAAATCTAGCGCTGTCTGGGTAGCTGTACTAACTGGCTTATCTGCATCACTAGTATTATCTACATCTGATAAGCCTATATCTGACTTAGTTAATACTACGTCTCCAGTTTGTGTATTTACAGAGGTTACAGCCCCACCACCTCCACTAATAACTAGATCACCTGATCCTAGGATAGAAGATCCGTTTATAGTCTTTATGTTGGTCGCAGAAACTAGTAGGTCTTGTTTTAAGGCTATATCTGATTCAAGCACGACTAACTCAGATTGAAGTGTAGCTAATCCTGGCACACTAGGCGAATCTGCGGTTCCGCTTAAATCACCGCTTAATTGTATGATACCTTTTGTAGTAGTTGTAGCGTCAGCCCCACCACCTCCACTAATAACTAGATCACCTGATCCTAGGATAGAAGATCCGTTTATAGTCTTTATGTTGGTCGCAGAAACTAGTAGGTCTTGTTTTTGAGATAGCTGAGAAACAGTGACTGCATCTTGTGCACTTGTACCGTTTATTAAGTTTGTTATTTTACCTAATGTCTGAAAGTTCATTTCAGTATTAGTTAAAACACTACCCCTAGTTCCTGTAGCAGTACCTGTATATAATAGGATGTTGCCAGAGTTGCCAGCAGACGCGTTACCTGAAACAAGCTCAATAGGGCCAGTGCTTTGTGCGGCTCCAGTACGTACAATCGCAGCTCCAGAGCTTGAACCTCCGGTTCCAGATAGCAATCTAGCAGCTCCGGAAACTCCTCCAGTAGCAGGGCCAGAAAAAATATCCACCATTCCAGAGTTTCCACTTACTTGCGCGTCGCCTGAACCAACCTGTACTAGTCCAGAATTAGCTCCAGATGTAAAACCTGAAGCAAGAACGACTCTTTTAGAAGCGGTTCCAGCAAAGGCTCCTAGTTGATCTCCTGATCCTGCATAGAATTGCTTTGGACTACCGTCTTCCATCACGACAGCAAGGTAATTAGGACCCCAAGAAGGAACTCCTATATTTAAGTCAAGAAATTCCGCTGCATTTCCTGAAACAGGATTTACGGTAAGTGTACCTGACATCGTATCGCCAGTCTTACTAACTTTATTGTCTAAGGCATCTTTGATAGGACCATTAGCTGCCAAACTGCTAACTTTTATCTTTTTTGTTTGTGTATTTGCTATGTCTACTACGGGCAGAATGTCATTTGCGCCGATAGATGTGGTCTCTGTTAGTTCACTTATTTTTACGTTAGCCATGTTTCTCCTGTAAAGAAAGAGGTCCTAGGACCTCATTCCCTTATAGTCTCTTTTTAATTTTCTTCTTCTTGACTACTTTTTCCGTGACATCATGCTCATCGCTTTCTGCATCATCTCTTTGATTTTCATCATTAGTTTCTGCATCATCGACTGCTTTGGCGCCATTTTCTTTTTGCGTGCCATTTAACAACCTCTCTAGTAAATTAGACATATTTAAAAACTTTATACTCATAAGTTGCCCTATGACTCAAGGATAGCCTTGATTGCAACAAGGTCTGCGTCTAGCGGATATGCTGCGATTAGTAAATCGATAGCTTGTTCAGCTTTGCTCACCATATCAGCTACTTGCTTACCAAGTGACTTAGAAGCCATACCCTGACGACATACAGCTAGCAGTCCTTGCTTATGCTGACCTACTAAAGACTTATCTTCAGCTTCGACACTGAGTGAGTCAGCTTCGATGATAGCATCGATAGTAGTAATAGCGTCTGCTAATGTGTTTGAGTGATGCTCTCATCACTCTTTCTAAACTTGCTTTATGTTGTGCCATATCGTCTCCTTTTGATAAGTCGCTGCTATTAGATCAGCGTCACAACGTTAATAAAACTATATAAATACCTAGACTGGATAAATTTCAATTTTACTTATTTTAACACTATAAGAGCCATTCCAACTTAAAGCAGATATTGTTAAATCTTTATATGATCCAAAGCGTCCCATCGCTGGCATTAGTATTTCTGAAAATCCACCAGATAGAGTTGATCCCCAATGTCCTCCTATAGGATGGCTGGCTCCGCCGTACGGGTTCAATATATCTATTCTAACATCATCTTGAAAAGAACCAGATAGCACTTCCATATAAACTCTAACAGTAAAACTTGCACTAGAGTTTATAGGCATCTCTGGGAATAGTGTGTTGAATTCTACAGAGCCACTTGCACTCGTAGATTGATTATAGACTAGGCTTACTCCATCTGGTAATTCTTGACCAGTTCCGGAAAGTGCAAATCCACTTAGTGTTGCATTATTGACTGGTGTAAAAATATGTTGCCAAAGATACGCAGCGCCTGGTGTCATATCAACATCGTAATCAGGATCAAACTCGGCTGCCGTTAATTCGCTTCTAATTACTTGAAAATAACCGCCATCAAAGTCTCTAATGATTATTTTTTTCACTTTAAATATATCTCTAGCCTTATCAGAGACCAAGAAGTTAGTAGTTGGAGAGGCTAGCGCAGCATCAAATTTTAGTATTTCTTTTTGACCGTCAATTGTTGACTGGTAGTATATAAGCACTTCTTTCCAGTTGACGCTGTCTGAAAAGTAAAGGTCAGCTAGCACTGAAGTGACTGCTGCTAGTGCTGACTTATCTAAGGTAAAACTGGCCGATTGGGCTTTTTCTATCGTGGCTGGTTTAGTTATTATAGGCATACGCTATCCTTAAGCTTCAAAAATTTCTATTTTTGTTATTTCAATTTGACCTGCACCCAGAGATAAGTTCTGAACTACAATTTTAAACCAATTTTGTGGAGCACTTTGTCCCCAAAAAAATCCGCTTTGGAAATTAAATTCCACGTAACCACCTGCATTTAATTGTAAGTCCTTATTTGCATCATACGCTCCATAGAAAAATGGAGGAATTTCAAAGATTACGTTTGTGCCGTACCCATATAGGCTCTGTAAGTATAGGATAGGAAATCCAGAGGTTTTATTTGCACTCTTTATGTATATTCTTGCTTTATAGTTAGAATACGGAGCAAACACAGATTCTGTTACAAAAAGTTCTCCACTTTCTAGAAATTTAGCACTAGCGTTAGATAAAATCGGTGCTACACCAGATATAAGAGATACGTTAGCGGGTAAAACACCTTGAGTAAAATCTAGGGTTTGATAGGGAAGAGGTCCTCCCATATCAATATCAAATTCAGCTACTATTAGTTCGCCTCTAAGAATCGTAAACTTTCCGCCGTCAAAATCGTTAATGACTATTTTTTTTATCTCAAATACGTCTCTGGCTTTAGCTGACGCGTAGAAACTAGCTAGTGGACTAAGCTGAGCTGCGTCAAACTTAATTACTTTTCGCTGATTTCCTGGGTTACTTACAAAAACCATATCTACCGATTTCCAGTTATCTGAATCTTGAAAATATAGATTAGAAACTATTGCAGCTAGAGCTGATTTATCTAGTTCAAATTCTGCTTTTTGACCTTTAGCAG